AAGATCGTGCTTTTGGGGAGTTAGGACACCCAGAAGGACCAACAATCAATTTAGACAAAGTCTCACATTTGATTACCAAATTAGAAGAAGATGGTAACAACTATGTGGGAAGAGCAAAGATTTTAAGTACACCGAATGGTCAAATCGTTAGAAATTTGATCGATGATGGTGCAAAACTGGGAGTATCTTCTAGAGGTCTAGGATCACTAGAACAGAAGAATGGTGCTCAACATGTAAAAAGTGATTTTCAGTTGGCGACTGCCGCTGATATAGTCGCAGATCCATCTGCACCAGAGGCCTTCGTAGAAGGAATTATGGAAGGTGTAGAGTGGATATTTGAAAATGGTATACTGAAAGCAAAAGAGGCAGAGCAAATGCAACGTGAGTTGAAGACTGCTAGACTCAATAAACTTGAAGAAACCAAATTAAATTTATGGAAAAAGTTCGTTGAGAACCTTTAACATATAAATAAAAGAGTTATTTAAAATACTCAAACAGGAGAAAAAAATGGCAGATTTAGAAAAAAACCTATCCGATGCTATCGCAGAAGTGATGACCGAAGGTCAGCAACCTGATGCTAAAGCAGAGAAAGGGGATCAAAAACCTGTTAAGCAAGGTTCATCTGACGCCGCTTCAATTGAAAGTGGTAAAGGTGAAGTCGTCAAACCTGAAGAAAATCCTGTTGACAAAGCAGTTGCATCTGTAAAGAGTGCATCAAATACTAAAGAAGTATCTGGTGATCCTCAGCAGAAAGGTGAAGCACCAGCAGAACCGCAACCCAAGTTGAAAAAAGTTGCCGAATTGAAGGACGAAGATGAAGAAAAACCTTCTAAAATGGCAATGATCAAGGCAATGGTCGACAAGATGAAAGGCATGGATAAACAAGAACTTATGAAGTTGAAAATGGACATGTCTGACGAAGAAGAAGTGGACGAATCCTTGACGAAGGCAGAAATCGCAAGATCAATAGTTGAACTCATGAAGAAAAAAGATGATGAAGACGTTGAAGAAGGTTATAACAAAATTAATTCTATGAAAGACCCTAAAATGGTCAAAGCAATGAAAGATAAAGACATGGAAGAAGAAGAAGACGAGAATGAAGACGAAGACGACAAAAAGAAAAAAGATGTCGAAGAGTCTACAGAAGTCGAATCTTCACTAGTTGAAATCGAAATAGAAGACGACCTATCTAAAATTTCTGAAGCACTTGAACTATCAGAAGAAAATTCTGAGAAAGCAAGAACAATCTTCAAGGCGGCGGTATCATCTAAAGTCGAAGAGATCAAAGAACAGATGGAGTCAGAGTACTCCGAGAATTTAAAATCCGGAATAGATACAGTTAAAGACGACCTCGCAGAGGCAGTTGATAAGTATCTTACTTTCTGTGCGGAAGAGTGGACGAAAGAAAACGAACTCGCAATCGAAAGAGGATTGAGATCCGAAATGACCGAAAACTTTATTGGAGGACTTAAGCAGTTGTTCGTAGAACATTATGTTGAAGTACCAGAAGATAAGTATAACGTCATGGACGAACTCGCAAATCGTCTCGATGAGATGGAAGACAAATTGGATAACGAAGTAACTAAGAATATGGGTTTATCTGAAGAGTTAGACACTCTCAAAAGAGACAACATCGTGAGAGAGGCATGTTCCGACTTGTCTGAATCTCAGGTGGAAAAACTAGTTTCATTAGCAAAAGGTGTAGACTTCATGAATGAAGAAGACTTCTCAGAGAAGGTTTCAGAAATCAAAGAAGCATATTTTCCTGCTGACAATGAAACGATTGCAGAAGAAACTGTAGTAGAAGAAGGAACTGGTGATTTCTCAGAAGAGAAAGAAACAATTCTTGACCCTGCAATGAGTCAGTACACTACTGCAATAAGCAAACTAAAACCATTAGGTTAATTTAAAGGAGAAATGTAATGTTTCAATCAGAAAATTTACAAGAAAAGTGGTCGCCTATTCTAGAGCACAACGATCTTCCTGAGATCGGTGATAACTACAAGAAAGCGGTTACAGCAGTGATTCTCGAAAACCAAGAGAAAGCACTAGCGGAAGATAGACAAAGTTTATCTGAGGCAGCACCTTTAAACTCTACTGGGGCCGCTATTTCTAATTGGGATCCAATCTTGATCTCATTAGTAAGACGTGCTATGCCAAATCTCGTTGCTTACGACATTTGCGGTGTTCAACCAATGACTGGTCCTACAGGACTTATCTTCGCCATGAAAGCAAGATATCAAGATTATCCATCAGGTAGCAGATTAGCACAATCTGAAGCAATGGGCATTAACGAACCAAGAACTGGTTTCAGTGCCGCGGCCGCTGGTAATACAGACGGTAAAGATGCTGACCCTGAAGGAGATCCATTTGCCGGTTCAAGTGCGTATCAAAACGCAACTACAACTGGTATGGACACTGACGTAGCAGAAAAACTAGGTGGACCTGAAGGATCCGACGGATCATTCGCATCTATGTCTTTCACAATCGAGAAAGCAACTGTAACAGCAGTTTCAAGAGCACTCAAAGCGGAATACTCACTAGAGTTAGCACAAGACTTAAAAGCAATTCATGGTCTTGATGCTGAATCAGAATTAGCAAACATTCTGTCTGCTGAAATTTTAGCAGAAATCAACAGAGAAGTTGTAAGAGAAGTAAACAACCAAGCACAAACTGGCGCACAAGCAACAGCAAGTGCAGGTACTTTCAACTTAGACGTTGATGCTAACGGAAGATGGTCAGTTGAGAAATTCAAAGGACTATTATTCCAAATCGAAAGAGAATCAAACAAGATCGCAAAAGATACACGTAGAGGGAAAGGTAACTTTATCCTATGTTCATCTGATGTAGCATCTGCTCTTTCAATGGCAGGCGTATTAGATTACACACCTGCTCTATCAACTAACTTAAACGTTGATGATACTGGTAATACTTTTGCTGGTGTTCTTAACGGTAGAATTAAAGTGTATGTTGACCCATATGCTGGATCAGACTACATGACAGTTGGTTATAGAGGAAGTAATCCTTATGATGCTGGTATGTTCTATTGTCCTTACGTTCCATTACAAATGGTTCGTGCAGTTGGCGAGAACTCTTTCCAACCAAAAATCGGTTTCAAAACTAGATATGGTATGGTAAGTAACCCATTTGTTGGTGCTACACCTTCAAGTGGATTAGCATCTGATGGTAGTAACCAATACTACAGAAAGTTAGCAGTATCTAACATTCTATAATCAGTATACTGAATTAAAAAGGACTCTTCGGAGTCCTTTTTTTTGTCTTAAATAAAAGCAACCCCGACTTCGATCCAATACTCTTCAGTAGTTCCCGTCGGGGTTTGTTATCGAACTTCGGTCTCACAATCATCAATTGGTCTTGCCGCTTCTCTAGAAGAGTAGTTGATTAGACTACGATTTCGAACTAACATATACAGTATACAAAAAAGTGAGGGTCATTGTCAACCTTTTTACAAAAATAATTGCATTTATTTTACACTAAATATAAGGTCATTAACACACATACACACAGGAGGAATTATGACACAACCAAAATCAGGATTTGAAATCCGAGCAGACTTACTCAATCAAGCACAGGGTCTATTAGAAGGAAATATCTATAGATCAAACGAGGCGATTGTAGAACACAACAACAACTTCCCAAACGACAGAAAACCTTACGGTGATCAGTTCGTATCAACTGAAGAAGTTATTAGTGTTGCAAGACAACTTAACGAGTTTGTTAACGAGAAGTAACTAAGAAGTACCAGGGTCGGAATCACCAAACGCAATATCAGAAACGATAGCACGATTTGGATAATCGATACCACAGAATCTTCTGTAGTCTGATATCGATCTCTGGTACCCTAATCCATACGGTCCACGTAACTTATCATTAATTAGATCAGAGAATCTTTCTTCTGATATTAATTGTAATCTATGCCATTCATCGTCTCTTTCCCATTGTAATGGTCGAGTACCGTTATTAATATAGTTATGGCGCAAAGGTACATCTGGTACATGATAGATATCAAAGTTATGTGTAAATGCTCTTAGGGCAAGACTAGGTTCTTCTCCTGCGAAGTAAAACACAGGGTCATAAGGCACTTGTTCAACAAACGATCTATGAGAAAATAGAAACCCGCCTGCTAATAAGAAACCTTTATGAATAGTCTTTGACTTACTATGACCTATTTGAGTATTGAAATACGTATATCGGTCAAATAGTTTTGTAGGATCGACACGAAGACACCATGTCCATTGATTCATTTTTTCGAAATCATCTTTATGATCTAAAGGATAAGTTGAGATGATTGCATTTTTTCCTAGTTTATCGATGTGATGTGCTAAATGAACGTCCCAGTCTTCATGAAATAATGTATGTGAATCTACTTGTAGATAATATTCTTCATCTTGCATTACAGTTTGTAATAGATGTCTTGCCCAACAAGGTCCTCTTGCTGATCTGTAATCTATAAATGTGTAATACTTTACTTTATCGTGTACAGTTTGATTGAATTTCTCAGACTGGTCGCAGACTGCGATGTGAATTCTATCTTTGAAATGTGCATTCTCAAGACAAGAATCAATAGTCTCTTCAAGTTGGTGGTCCATATACGAAGCAATAGATACGAATATCTTCATACTTGTATTTATTGTTTATATAAATAGATATATGACTCAAATTAATAAATCAATATTAAACAAAAACAACTTTCGTCTTCTCATAGATAAAGTTCCTAATGTAGAATACTATGTTAGAAATGTAACTATTCCTGGGTTGACATTCTCAGAAACAGAACAACCTGCTGGTGTTGGTGTGAATGCATTCTTCCCTGGTGATAAAGTTTCATTCGATACATTAGATGTAAACTTTTTAGTTGATGAAGACTTAGAGAATTTCAAAGAGATATATGATTGGATGGATTCGATTGTACCTGTATCAAACCCATCTTTATTTGGTACATATACAGAGACAGCAACTAACAATACTAATGTTATGGCATCAATCGATAATGATCTTAATCAATACTCAGACATAACTCTAGTTACTAATACAAACAAGAATATACCTAATAGATACTTTAGGTTTCATGACTGTTTTCCTATATCATTAAGTGGTATAGAACTTGAGTCTGGTGCTGAATCAGAACCAGTTATAGCAACTGTATCTCTAAGATTTACGTACTACGAGATAAAAACTACTTCATAAATTACAATAAATATGCTATACTATAAGCATTAAATTGGATTATTTATATTATGACACTAAATGAAATTAAAGAACAATGGCACAAAGACGTAAAGATTGATGATATCGAATTAGATAAATCATCTCTTGACGTACCAAAACTCCACGCAAAATATTCAGAGATGTTAACTGATCATATTATCAAGTTAAAAGACCTGCAATTCAAATTACAACTACTAAGAAAAGATAAGTGGTTATGGTTTAATGGTAAATTAGACGATGACAGAATCAAAGAGTTAGGTTGGAATCCTGATCCTTTTGATGGACTAAAAGTTATGAAGAATGATATGGGTGTATTTTTCGATGCAGATCCAGATCTCCAAAAAATAAGAGCACAAATAGAATACTTAACAGAAGTAGTAGACTTTATTAAAAGATGTATGGACAATATTACATGGAGACATCAGACTATAAAGAATACTATTGAGTGGCGTAAATTTATGGCAGGGCAATAATATGAACTATTCACAACCAATAGCAATAATACCAGAATTTTTAACACCTACTGAGTGTGATAAAATATTAGGACATGCGGAACTACTCCCATGGGACCCAGGAATGATAGGGGGTGCTGGTCAACAAGTCGATGCTGATGGAAACTCAACGTGGGAAGGTGGTAAAAGAGATTCAAATATAAGACAATCAGATGTCAAATGGATTTTTCATGGTACTATGGGAGAAGAACTAGATAATAAAATTACACAGGGTATAAACAGTTGTAATAAAGCATCAGGTTGGAACTTTGCATGGTCAGAAGTAGAACATCACCAGTTTACTGTTTATCATCATAGAGAAGAATACGATGAAGAATGGAAGAAAGCAGTTATTAATGGCACAGCAGTACCAGGAGATCATTATACATGGCACCAAGATTCGGGTCCTTTCGATCAAGGAGTTACACCAGGATTCATTAGAAAATTATCTTCGACTATTCAGTTATCAGAACCAGATGATTACGAGGGTGGTCAATTTCAATACATTGATCCGAATGGTGTATTCGATTCATTAAAAACAAGTCCAAGAAAATTCGACATCGATGCACACGTTAAGACAGTCCCACACTCAGCAAAGAGAAGAGGGTCATTAATAGTGTTTCCGTCATACATGTATCATCAAGTAAAACCCGTGACCAAAGGCACTAGAATATCATTAGTGAGTTGGTTTCACGGACCAAGACATGTCTAAAGTTACAGTTGAGAAGATCAATGAGGTCTTCATGAAAGTTAATTGCGATGATGGACTCGCAAGAGACCTTTACGATTTCTTTTCTTTTACTGTACCAAATGCAAAATTCATGCCGTCTTACAAGAAAAAATTTTGGGATGGCAAAGTTAGACTTTTCTCTATCAAAACAAATCAAATCTATGTAGGTCTATTACCATATGTAGATGAGTTTTGTCGAGAGAGAGGTTATGACTTTGAAGGCATATCAAATGTTATTGGTGAGAAAACTGATATTAAGTTTGATCTTAAAAAGTATTTCATGAAAGAATACAAACTACCATTTGAACCTAGAGATTATCAAATGGAAGCAGTCGAAACAACACTCAAGTATGGTCGTCAACTTTTATTGTCTCCTACAGCAAGTGGTAAGTCTCTAATAATATATCTTCTAGCAAGATGGTATAATAAGAAAACTGTTATTATAGTTCCTACTACTTCACTAGTAGAACAAATGACAAAGGATTTTAAAGAGTATGGATATGATAAAGACATTTGTAAAATTTATAGTGGTCAACCTGTGTTTGATGCAGAGATCACGGTTACAACTTGGCAAAGTTTTAGTAAGGCACCTAAAGAAGTTTTAGCATCATTCGATGTAGTTGTTGGAGATGAAGCACATTTATTTAAAGCACAGACATTAAAAGGTATTCTTGAAAAGATGAAGTCTACTGCAATTAGAATAGGTACTACAGGTACTCTAGACGGATCAGAAGTACATAGACTGCAACTTGAAGGACTCTTTGGTCCATGTAAGAAAGTTATCTCATCTTCAGAACTTATGGAAGAAGGTACAATTGCAAACATTGAGATTGATTGTATTGTATTAAAACATAAAAAGTGTCATACAATGTCATACCAAGAAGAAATGGAGTATCTTGTTTCTTCAGAAGAACGTAATCAATTCATAACAAATTTAGTAGCATCACTGAAAGGTAATACATTAGTATTATTTCAATACGTAGAAAAGCATGGTGAAGTATTATATCCTATGTTAGAGGGCAGAGTAGATGATCTGCATTACGTATATGGTGGTACAGATACAGCAGACAGAGAAGCAGTTAGAGAACTTGTAGAAAAAAGTAATTCAAGTGTTATACTCGCATCATACGGAACGTTCTCTACAGGTGTTAATATTAAAAGAATCGACAACATAGTATTTGCAAGTCCTTCGAAATCTAGAATACGTAATCTACAATCAATTGGTAGAGGGTTACGTAAGACAGATGGAAAAGATTCTATGAGACTGTTCGATATATCAGATGATCTTCAATGTGATAATTACACATTAGAACACTTAAAAGAAAGAATAAATATCTATAATGAAGAAAACTTTCCTTACGAACTAAAACAATTTGACTTGCATGGCAACACCTAAAGACTTAACATCACCACAACAATACGAAGTATTGAAGACCAGATCTGGTGCAGAGATAGTTGGTATGACTAGAGATATGGATAAAGGCATAGAGATTACATTACCAATGATATGTCATTTGTCAATGATACCAGGTACAGGAAAGACACAATGTATCTTCTATCCATATGCACCATTAAGTGCTGAAGAAAAATTAATTATGCCGTATGATCATATAGTACATAGAAATACAATGAACGAACAATTTATACCACATTATGATAATGCAAGTTCAACATGGTTTGAAATGATTATGGATAATAATATACCATTAAACAAACCCTCAGAGATACATAAAGATTTAGATAAAAGAATCAGAGATGCAATGTCTAAGATTCTAAGTAACAGTGACCCAGACATATTTGATGTAGAAGAATTCGATGTTAGAGATACAGGTATAACACTTGACGATACTATCGAAGACTTTTTAGAGATGCAACCACCAAAGAATAAAAAAAAGTTGCACTAATTTTTCTACAACCAATACCGAGCATTTATTTGCATTATAAATAACTGCGTATAACATGTAGTTATATGATGATATCACTGGAGATTATATTAAAAAATGACTGAATTAGTCAAAAAAATTAAACGCAACATGCCCGAAATGACAGTTGAAAGAGTCGAACATAGTATGGAAATAACTATACTCATTATGATTTTTATAACTAGTGTTTTGGCAATTGCGCCAATTGTTTAAGGAGTTGAGATGAAAAATCTATTTGCAGTAATTGTGGCATTAGGTTTCATTAGCAATGCATGGGCAGATGACTGGAGAATGAGAAAATTCGATTTTAATATGGATGGTTATGTATCAAAGTTAGAATTAAAGGAAGCAGGTTGTAGAATTAACAACAGTCTTTTCCTTTATGCTGATAAAGATGACAACGATTTGTTAGATCAGAAAGAACTCAGACGAGCATCAGAGTATATTGTTAAGAAAAGATGTCCTAAGTAATGAGTGTATTGAAAAAAGTAGGGAATGATCCTTACAAAAGACCAGTTGCTGAGAGGGTACAAAGATACCCAGAGCAATTGAGTCTACATTTACACAACACTGTGGACGCCACACCAGAAGAATGGAAAGAGTGGAGAGAGACAGATTTCTTTTCGAAAGGAAATTTCGATCCACTCTTACTATTTGTAGTAATACCAACAATCATTCAAGTAAGTGCCTTCTTTTTTATGTTGGCCGTATTTGTAATCAATGGAAGTTTCTTAGAACAAAAATGAATATTTTGTTCAAGTTATTGTTTGGTCTAGGAAAAGCGGAAGTTTTTGAACCCAATTTCTATACTATAACATTCACAGCATTAATGCTATTAGTATTGTTTCTAGGAGGAGTAACCTTATTAATGTATCTCTTTATATAAGTATCTGCCCCGGCGTACATACTAATCATATCATGAATCCACCGCCCGTCAATAGGGATTCCGAAAAAAATTTAAAATAATAAATATCTAAAACCCTCTTACAATCTACGAAGGAAACTAGTATAATAACTACATCATGGCAAAAAACGCAAAACAAAACGAACACTATGTCAACAACAAAGAGTTCACTCAAG